TTAGGGCAAACAGAGAGAACAGAGATATCTCAGGACATTAAAATTGAAGAAAGAAAGGTACTTGATTTAAGTAGACTTACAGATAATGAACTCAACACTATTGAAAGAGCACTTAAATATGCCGTCGTTGACGCAGATACAAGCAGAAAAGATGAGGAGGTCATTGAGCCTATTCATCAAAAAAGCTTGGTCAACGATAGAACCAAATAGATATTTCTACGATAACTGGCACATAGATGCAATATCAGACCATCTACAAGCAGTTGTTCAGGGAGATATAAAAAGATTAATTATTAATATCCCACCAAGACATATGAAGTCTATATCTGTATCTGTTGCATTACCTGCATGGACATGGACATTAGACCCAAGTAAAAAGTTTTTGTTTGCATCATATGCTCTATCATTATCAATCAGAGATAGTGTTAAATGCAGAAGGCTTATAGAAAGTCCATGGTATAAAAGTTACTTTGGAGAAATGTTTGAACTCACATCTGACCAGAACCAGAAACAAAGATTTGAAAATGATAAGACAGGTATAAGACTAGCTACATCAGTTGATGGAGCACTAACTGGTGAAGGTGGTGACATTATACTGGTTGATGACCCTCACAATGTTAGAGAAGCAGAATCAGGAACTGTTAGAGAAGGTGTGCTTGACTGGTGGAATCAAGCTATGCAAACAAGACTGAATGACCCTAAAAATGGTGCTTTTATAATTATAATGCAAAGAGTACACGAAAATGATTTAACTGGTCATATACTGGCTAATGAATATGATGACTGGGAACATTTGTGTTTGCCTGCAAGATATGAGACTAACCATCCTACTCCTGTAAAATCTAGCTTAGGGTTTGTCGACCCAAGAACAGAAGAGGGTGAACTCCTATGGAAAGATAGAATAGATGAAAAAACTTTATCTAATCTTGAGGTGTCACTTGGTTCATATGGTGCATCTGGTCAGTTGCAACAAAGACCTATGCCTAAAGGTGGTGGTATATTGAAAGCAGAATGGTGGCAACCATGGACAGATAGTAAATTGCCAAACATAGAATATTTGATACAATCATATGACACAGCCTATAGCACAAAGGATGCGTCAAGTTACTCTGCAAGAACAACATGGGGAGTGTTTAAACAAGATGGATATTATAATACAATCGTTATTGATATGTGGTTTGATAGGGTTTCATACCCTGACCTTAGACGAATAGCACAAGAAGCATATGAAGATTATGAGCCTGATGTTGTGTTGATAGAAAAGAAAGCTAGTGGTCAAAGTTTACTACAAGATTTACGAATGGCAGGAATACCAGTTTTAGAGTATATGCCAGATAGAGATAAACAAGCCAGAGCACATGCATGTTCTGCATTACTAGAGGATGGTCGTGTTTATTACCCTGAAGGCAAAAAGTGGGCTAAAAATCTAATAGATATATGTTCTGCCTTTCCAACTGGAGATAATGATGATATAGTTGACACATGTACTCAAGCTTGGCTAAGGTTGAGAAAAGGTTGGTTTATAACTCATTCCACAGATTATGATGAGGATGAGGTAACTGAAAGAAAGAGGCTAACACTTTATGGCTAAAGAACCTAATGTAATCCCATTTCAAGAGGGAGCACCTGCAGATAATCTTGAAGTAGAAGAGATTGAAAATGATGATGTTCTCATAGGAGATAAATCACTAGATGATGTTGTTGAGGTTGTATCAGAACATGACAGCAATATTGCTGAACAATTAGATGAGCTTGAATCAGCTAGAAAAGCACAGATGCTTATCGAAGCATTTGATAGTGATAAGGAAGCTAGAAGCGAATGGGAAGAAAGATATAAGCAAGGATTAGAAACACTAGAGCCTGATGGTGGCTTAACAGAAGAAGAAGAGCAAAGAGCAACTAGAGGATTATCTACTGTGGTTCATCCTATGATTGCTGAAGCGGCTACCCAGTTCAATGCAAAAGCTATAGCAGAACTTTATCCATCAGGAGGTCCTGTAAAAACTACAATAGTTGGAGAACCAACAGAAGAGCTAGAAGACCAAGCAAGAAGAGTTCGTGATTACATGAACTACCAAATCACACAAGAGATGCCAGAGTATTTTCCAGATTTAGATACAATGCTGTTTCAGTTACCATTGATAGGACACGCATTTAAGAAAGTTTACTTTGATAGTAATTTGGAAAGACAATGCTCACAGTTTGTTAAGGCAGAAGATTTTGTTGTGTCACCAGACAGTAAAGACTTACAAACTTCAGCAAGATATTCTCATATCATTAGAATGCCTAGAAATGATTATAATAGATATGTAGAAAGTGGATTTTATCTACCTATAAAATATATAGGTAGTGAGGAAGACCCTGCAGGAGATATTGGCTCAGATATTGAGGGTGTTAGTACATATGAAGATACTGAGTACAACGAAACAGTAACCCTGATTGAAATGCATGTTTATGAAAATTTTGATGGCATAGATGGGTACACAGACAACGAAGACAATGAAGATATTGTGGCATTCCCATATGTTGTAACAATAGACTACGATAGTCAGAAGATTGTTGCAGTTAGAAGGAACTGGGAAGAAGATGATGAAAAGAAACTAAGACAGGATTATTTTGTATCCTACAGGTTTTTGCCCGGTACAGGATTTTATGGTTTTGGCTTGTATCACATGATAGGTGGGCTAGGTAAAGCGGCTACTGGGTCATTAAGAGCATTACTTGATAGTGCGGCTTTTGCAAATATGCAGGGTGGTTTTAAATTAAAAGGTAGAGTTACAGGTGGTGAGCTACAGGTCAATCCCGGTGAGTTTGCAGATTTAGATGCTACTGTAGATGATGTAAACAAAGCTATTATGCCATTACCATTTAAAGAACCATCAGGTACTTTGTTTCAGTTGATGAATGCAATCGTGCAAGCAGG